ACCAACCCCAAATACTCAGTTTTTGAACTTGCCATAAGTACGCTCCTTTACCTTAGCTGAGGCCCATTACAATGTCGCCCATAGGGACGATGGGGACAGTTTCAGCAACGGGCGAAATTTCGTCGGTGAGCTGGCCGTAGGCAAGCAGAACACCGCCCGTTTTTGCACTCCAAATCAGGTAATGGGTGCAAGTACCCCAAGGGCCGGTAGCGGCCTTAAAGTGGACTTCCTCAGTATTGTTGGTAGAACCGAGTGCGGGGGTACTCATTGCATCTTTCAAAGAGATACGGGAGTACCCGTTGCCGGACGGCTCAGTGTAACCCGTACCGTCACGGCTGGGGGCCGTAGTGGACAGACCCAAATAAACATCCGTATAGGAGTATTTGTCAGTCTGTCCCGACAGGCATTTCAAAAGCGCATTAGCGCAATTATAAGTAAGCATTGTGCTTCTCCTTTCGTTTTAGGTGAATTTTGTTTCCACGCTATCAACGGTTTGGTCGTCCAGAGTGCTAACCAATACGTCGTCGATTTCGGAGGCAAGCACAAGTTCCTTATTCGCAAAGCGAACATCGACAGATGTACTTGCTTTCATTTCCAGTTTCGCCTTAACAGTAGCGGCGGGCATAAGTACGATCCGGGCGGTGGTTTCCGTTTCGGATTGCATTTCTGCCGATACGTTTGTGGTGTTACACACCGAGGCGGAAACGGAGGAATCCAGTTGCACGTCAAGCTGTACGCCGGTACTCAGCGCCGAATAGACAGAGGCGGCAACTGTGGTTTCGTCTGTGCCGGTTATGCTGCCAGACAGATAAGCGATTTTCGCACACAGGGTTGACACGCTCATATTGAGCCGCCCGCTTAGGGACCACGCGACGTACCGCACCACAGCGGTAAGGATAGACGCCGTGGTTTCCATTTGCCCGTGTAACTCCATCCTTGCAAGATACATAGCCCAGCACTCATAGGCCCTTACAGCAGCTTCGTGTACGGCGTTGAGTTCAGCGCCGGTACTCAGCGCCTGCAGTAGGTTTGCGTTTGCTGTGGTGTGGAAATGCCCACCCAAATCAAAGGCAAAGTGAATACAGGGAGGCGTCACCATACTGCAAGATCCACTGTGTTCTGCGCCCAATCCCGCATTGAGGAACAATGCGGATACCGTTTTCGCGTCTACCTTGATGCTTGAAATGAAATCTAAATCAAGGGCTGTGTATACCAGATTGCCGGTAAGCACTGTCCCCTTCATTTTGCATACGAAATTGTCTGTAAAGCTAAAAGGAACAGCCCCACAGACTTTCATATTTGCGCTCATGGTGTGCCGAACAAAATTGATTACACGGGCCATTGCTGCTGCATAAACGCTAACGTCTACGCCAATGTCAGCTTTCACGGAAAGCGGAACATCAGCGATACACGCCCGCATAACAACAGCGGATACCGTTGTTTCGTCCTTTACATTCAGGACAGCTTCAATAATCAGAGCCGGGAACACGCTTGCGTCACAGGTCATATCGTGTGTTGCATTAAGGTTTAGCTTTACCGGCAGTGCCGCATACAGCTTTACTGCGGGCGTGATTTCCGCGTTGGCTTGCAGCTCCCAACTAAGGAATATCGGTGTAAGATCCTCTATCCAGTAATTAAGGCCGTCCACCAAATGCAGAAAATACACACCGTAGCACCGATCACCTTTTTTGATCTCTGTGCGGCCCAGCGTGTCCGCCCACGGCCACGATTCAACCGGCCAGATATTTGATACCGCCGAATTGAATCTAACCGCTGTCATGTTCTCACCGGCTGACAGTTTCGTATCATCCAGACTGAGAATAGAGGCGTCCCACTCTTTGCCGCGCCACGAAATACGCTGCTCTGAGATTTTGGCTATAATGTCATTCCAGACGGCGGCGACAAAATCCCGTGTCTTACCACCCGTGGACAAAGCGGTGTATGCTGTGGCGGTTTCCTCAGCAGTGGCGTTTCCATTGGAGGCCGCCCAATCCCACTTTTGCGGATCTGACATAGCCTAACACCTCCTTAGCCAAACACGGCAACGACATTAGAGGTGTCCGCCAGCGCTACGCCGTAGCCCTTCACATACTTGTAAATGGTTTGGGTCGTGGTATCCACGAAAATGCCGGTGCCTTTGGTGATTACCTCAGCGTTTCGGTCTGCGCTATCACCGATCCAGATACCGTCCGAATACTTTTTAATCATTCCGGCGGTGTCGATGTTGGGCGTAGCGCCCGCGCCGAAAATCATATAAGGCTGTGTACGGTCAGCGGAGTAATAGCCGATACCGATAGAGGTAGAATTATTCAGAATGAAATTCAGGCCGTTTTCCAGCATTTCAACGTAGCTGTTGGTGCTGTCCTGCGAGAACAGACGGGACAGAAACAGGTTGTCCGTAGTGATAGAGCCGCCGTTGATAAGGGTTTTTCCGTTTTCGTCGGTAACGGTAAAGCCGTCCACAGTGGCCTTAATCTCTATGTACTGACCTGATACGTCCTGAATCTGCACGGACATTTCATCAGCCGATTGCTGCAGGCTGGAATAGCCTTTTTGGAGGTCGGTAACTTCAGAGGATAGGCCGTTAGCCAGCACGGAAAGCGTGGTGCTTTCTCCGTCCTCATTCTTTACCTCAATCTCCACGGATGCAGACATTCTCCATGTCTGTTCTACGGCGTCAAAGTACAGGACGGGAGTATTGCCCTGATAAAACGCCATTTCGTCCGCATTGAAAGTAACGCGGGCTTCTTCTGTGCCATCCTTGATACGGCGAATTACAAGGCCCTCAGCCTTGTTAAGGGATGTACCGTAATAGGATTTGTTGGCACGGATAGAACGGCTCTCACGCAGCTCTGCGGTGGTCTTATAGGGAAATTCCTCTTCTGCGTCCTGTTCCGCCTGTGCCTCAAGAGTACAGGTGCAACCGACGTTGCAGGAAATATCCACCGCTGCAAGCCATACGCAGACCGTAGAGCCGTCTTTTTTCGTGACAGCCACCGTGTCCCCCAGCTCCAAAAGCGGGTCAGCACGGGCAACGTCAACGCGGTAGGGCGTGTACGCAACCCCGGACAGCTTTTCGCAAACATCGTCAACCACCGTTTGGTCGGCAAAGGGGTTATCAAATGTCAGCTCAAAACCCGTATCGTCGCCCGCTGTGTAGGTTTCGTCGTTATCATCCGTCATGGTGACACGGGAAATCGTAACAGCAACGCCGGTGTCGGTATAGCCGTTGTGGGCCTTACCCAGCACCATATCGGCGGCGCTTTCGCTTTTCGGGGATGCCAGAGGTACAAGCCTCAGCTTGCCTTCCTCCGTCATAATCCAGTTACCGCCGTTAGAGGCGGCAATATAGGAAAGCACCTCAGAAATGAGGGTGTCACCGGCAATGTAGTTGATACGGTAGGAGCTGCCAGTAGCAAACACGGATCTGCTGTCAACCTCAACTCCCATAATCCGGGCAATGTCCGCAACAACTAATTCCTGCTGTTTCGGCCAATCAGTAAGAGCCGCCTTGTCAAAGTAGGTTTGACCGGCTTTTACCATATCGTCACGCATATTCAGCGTGATGTTGGTTTTGCCGCTACGGGAGCTGACGTAGAAGCACCCCAGCTTGACCCAATCGGTAGAAGTATTGCCGTCCGGGGATACCAGACGGCAATACGCATACACTCTTGCGGCTTTCGGGATCGTGACGCCTGCAATGGGGCGGATAACCGCCTTCATGGTCGCAGAGCATACACGTCCGATTGCCGGTTTATCAAGCAAGGGTTTGGAGATAACGGGGTTGCCCTGCAGATTTCCACTGAGATAGTCAACCCCGTTGATATTAAGTTTGTATTCGACTTTGTGCGGTGCTGCCAACAGCGCCGCCCAGTTGGTAGGTGCTGTCCGCATTAGATGGTGTCCTCCTTAACCGAAATAAGGGTGAAGCTCACGTCGTCCACCATGATTCCGTCCTCCGTAAACTGCTCAATAGCGGCGTCTATGGAGGTGTTGTAAAACAGTCTTGTACAGATACCGTCCTTCAGGTCGGGGTACTTGACCTCTACGCCATCGTCCCCGCTCTGAAGGTCGGTTTCAAGCTGCTGTGCAACTTCAAACGGCATAGGCCCCATTTTAAGGGCCAATGTCCGTTGATGTGATGTAACCATTGTGTACATTGTGCCGCCCTTGTCGCGGCCCGCTTCTTCGTCGTTGGTGTTATCACGGCCCCAACCTAAACCCGTCTTATGCTTGATGTACGGTGCATAATCGTGACCGTTAATAGTGAATACGCCTTTAACCGCCATATTACACACCTCCAAAATTCCTTAGTTTGGAACGCTGCTGCTGAGTGATTGCATCAGCCAAAGCGTCAAGATCAATGTTCAGGTTAAGCGCCTTGAGAACCGCCAAAATCTGTTTCAGTTGGTAACTGAGATCCGCCAGACGTTCATCCACATCAGAAGAAAACTCTGTAAAGTTATCGGAGCTGCCGCCTCCACTTGTCCGCTCTGCACTTGTCGCGGCGCTGTAAGGAACAGCACCGTTGAGGATTGCAGGGGTGGCAAAGGTGACGCTTTGTGCGATAGCCTGTAGACGATCCATAAGGCTTGTAAAGCTATCTGCGATCTTATCAGAGAAGCTACCCAAAGACGCCTCAAAGCCTGCGCCATTTACGGAGTATTCGCCGTTCATAGCGTATTCGCCGTTCTGGATTTCCTCAGAAATGGCAGACGCCATATCCGAAACAGCGCCTATTGCCTTGTCCTGATTGCTCTTAATTCCGTAGGTCATAAGGTCAATCATATCGGGCATATAGGTGTGGAAATTGCTCAACGGACCGTCCTCCGGCTCAGAGAAGCCTAACAAGGATTTAATCTTGTTTGCTACGGACGTTACCGCATTACCAACCGTCGAAATGGCATTTTTGATACCACTTGCGAGGTTTTCGCAGATATGACGGCCCCACGTGCTTGCGTTGCTCTTGAGTGTACCGAAGGTAGAACTCATAGAAGAGCTGATACCAGAGAGCTTTGTAGAAAGCGTACTCTTGATGTTGTCCCACGTGGTAGACAATGTAGATTTGATACTGCTGTTTACGGAGGTCGCTGTGGACTTGATCGAACTCCACGCCGTAGAGGCAGCAGACTTTGCGCTGCTCAACTTAGAGGAAATCGAGGATTTCACAGAATCCCATGCGGACGATACCGTAGATTTGATATTCGATCCGATTGTAGTAGCAGTAGACTTGATGGAGTTCCACGCAGTAGAAGCAGCAGACTTTGCATTATTAAGCTGCGTCGTAATTGTGGATTTCACGGTAGCCCAGTCGCCAGAGGCGGCGGACTTAATCAACGATCCAGCCGTAGAGGCCGCCGTTTTCATAGCGTTCCACGCATTAGATGCTGCGGTTTTTGCGTTGTCGAGCTGCGTACTGATCGTAGACTTAACAGCGCTCCATGCGTTAGAAGCTGTGGTCTTAACAGACTGTCCAGCTTGAGTTGTCCACGACTTAATGCTGTTCCATGCGCTGCTGACCGTGGAGGTAGCATTGGACCACGCGGAAGAAGCCGTGTCCTTGATGTTGTTCCACGCATTAGAGGCTACGGATTTAACGGCTTGACCGGCTTGCGACGTCCACGACTTAACGCTGTTCCATGCACCGCTAACGGTGGAGGTAACGGCGGACCACGCATTAGAGGCAGTGGATTTGATGCCCTCCCATGCGCCCGAAAGCGTAGAGCCGACATTTTGAACTGCATTACTTGTCCACGACTTGATGCCCTCCCAAGCGTTGCTTACAGTGGAGCTTACCGCAGACCACGCATTAGATGCCCCGGATTTGATACTCTCCCAAGCGCCCGAAAGCGTAGAGCCGATATTTTGAACCGCGTTGCCCGTCCACGACTTGATGCCCTCCCAAGCGTTGCTTACAGTAGAGCTTACCGCAGACCACGCTTCAGAGGCGGCGGACTTGATGCCCTCCCAAGCACCACTAATCAGGTTTTTCAACCCGGCAAGTGCGTTGGTAAAGAAAGCTACAATGGATTCCCAAGCAGCGGAAATACCCTGAAGCAAGCCCTGAATGAGCCAATCACCGATTTCTGCAAAAACAGTAGACGGAGAATGGATACCAAGTGCATCTTTGAACCCCTGCACAAAGCCGTCAACGAAATCAGTTATTGCTTTCCAGACGGTTTGTAGGCCCTCCCATATTCCGTCAATGATAGATTTACCAATGTCAACAAGCCAATTCCAACCAGTTGTAATGGCGTTCCAGAGCATTTCAGGTAAGCCCTTGACAAAATCCACGACAGCTTGAAAAGCCGCAGGCAGGGTTTCTGTAAAGAACGTGGGGAGTGTTACGGTGAAAAATGTCACAAAGGCGCTCTTAATGCTTTCCCACAATTCAGTAAAGAAGGTAGGAACGGTGACAGTAACAAAATGGATAGCGTTTTTAAGTGCGTTGCCCAGCCAAGTACCTATGTCATTGCCAAGCCCCTTCCAGTCGTAGTCTTTTATGGGCTGCCACATAGCAGAGAACCACGCGGAAATTTTTCCGGGCAGAGAGCCGAAAAATTCACCTAAAGCATTAGGCACATTTTGCAACCATCCAACAAAGCCGTTCCAGATATTGGGGACCGTTACAGTGAAGAAGTTGCTCAAAAATGCTGTTATTTCATCCCATTTCTGAACCACAAGTATGATGCCATCGGTTACTAAGCCGACAGCTAAACCGATCAAAGCGCCAATACCCGCACCAATAGGACCGCCGCAAGCGCCAATGATTGCTCCGATACCCGCGCCAGCAGCAGTTGCGCCGAGGCCTGTAAGTGCCGCATTTAACCAGTCGATTTCATTTACGCAGGCGTCATAGATGCCGACAAACATAGCAGGCAATCCTGCAATAATACCGGCCACGCCAGCACCGAGAGCCGCACCAGCCGCGCCCACAGTACCTACGCCTAAATTGATACCTGCTTGGGTTATAGCAAGGTCAACAGCACTACCCGCAAAAGCGGTTTCTATCCACGTTGCGAGGCCTGCGCCAAGAGCTGTACTTCCAGCGCCGGTGAGCAAAGCACCACCAACGATTTCAGCGAAATTGAAGCCGCTCAATCCTGTTTGGATAGCGTCAGTAATCCCCTTAACCTCAATAGTCATACCAGTAATTGCAAGGGTTACACCTACAGTAATAGCGGTGGGGAGTTCGACAATGCTGTTTATCGCGTCAAGAAGTGTGCTTGAAACTTTCCATGCCGCAATCGCAAGGCCAATCGATTCAACAATTTGTAAAACGCCTCTAAGATCCTCCGGGAGTTCCTCATGCAGAGTTTTTCTAAACTCTAATACGCCGTTGAATATCTCCCCTACGATCTTGAGAACAGTATCAAATAGTTCGGACCAATCAATGTTTGCAACGAGTGTAGCTATTGCAGAGCCGAACGCCTGCCAATCAAACGTTTCCAGCGCCGTAAGTATAAACTTAAGTGCGCCAACAAATCCAGCGGAAATGGTTTTACCAACGACAGCCCAGTCTACGTTATCAATGAAGCCGTTGATACTGTTAGTAAGGCCTGCAGCCAGTGCGGGCCAATCAAACGCCGTAAACACCAAATACAACGTATTCAGAACTGTGTTGAAGCCCTGAGCAAACGCATTGCCGATCTCGCTCCAATCTATTGTGTCTACCATAGAGTTGAAAATTTCGGCCACGCTCTCAACAAAGCCCGTAATAGCATCTCCTACGTTATCCCATTTGATGAAGTCTTTGATTTTTTGAATAGCGGAGTTAATGCCGTTGCCTATGGCAGTCCCAATTCCCGCATAGTCGCCGTCCTCAAAAGCCTGTTTGAGCCTGCTAATAAAGTCTGTAATACTGGACTCTATCGGGACTTCCTCAAACATTTCATCAGTAGACACCCCACCGCCGCTGTCAGACTTATCGCCTAATTTATTGAGTTCGTCGAACCCAGCAACTTGACGTTTTGCAGCCTTTGCGGCGTCTGCTGTACCCTCAAGGGATGCCGCATAATCCTCTTGTACCTCTTTAGCTTTCACAAAGGTAGTCGCGCCAGTTAAAGCGGCAAACAGTTTACCTATGTAAGTTACAGCGATGGAGAGGTAGTTAATGAGTTTTGTAAGTGCAGGAGTTACTACCGTAAGGATAGGGGCAAAAGCTGTTGCAAAGCTGTTTTTTAGCTGTGTGAGGGACGATTTCAGCGCGGACATATCGGCGTTGGTTTGGGTAGAATACTGTGCGAGGTTGTCAAACCCCTCCTTAACTGCTGTGAGTATACCCATCATCAGTTTTCGGAGAGCCAACCGTTTTAACATACCCGCAAGCCCAGTAATTTTCTTACCAAATTTATTGATAGAAGTGGTGCAACCGTTAGACGCTTTTGTAAATCGCTTTACTGTTGATATACCTTTTTTGATAAGATTAACGCACCCGGAGAACGCCTTTTTACCTATTTTACCTAAAGCTGAAAAAACGTTTTTTAACGTTTCAACAGCTTTCGTAAATTTGTTTGTTGATCCTCTTGCGCTTTCAGCTTGTGCCTGCATTTCTGCAAGTCGAGCCTTTGCAGACGCAAGGGCGGATTCCATTTGAGCGTACTGAGCGGTGTCTGCGCCGGAAATGTGAGCCATACCGGCTGTCTCCAAGTCGCGAAGATCATTACTGTATTCAGCGATCTTTTGCTTTGCAAGCTGAATATCGTACTGCAGGGAACGCCACTGTTTGGAGTTTCGTTTTACCCCTGTACCCTCCATTTTTGCCTGACGATCAATAAGCCGGTTAAGCTCATTATTGGCTTTCTCAATTTCTTTCGTAAGCCACTGGTAGTCGTCGGTGGGGATCTTAGCCTGTGCCGCAGCAGCAAGCCGCTGTTCCAGCTCTTCAATTTTGGTGTTCAACGATCCCGCCTTTGTCTCAAAAGAGGTCATGGCGCTTTCGCTGCCGCCCATAGCCCGCTGGAATGTCGGGCCGAGCCGGTCAACGCTGCTGTTTACAGCGTCGATCTGCTTTTGGAGGCTGGACGCTTTCTGTGGTGCGCCTCCGAAATCCACCGTCTGTGTAGCTGTTTCGCCCTCACCGCTCTGCATATCGGCAATGGTGCTTTCCAGCTCACTGATCTTATTTTCAAGGGCTGCAATCTTTGCCTCTGCCGCTTCGGTGTCAAAATCCACCTCAGACGGCGCAGAAGCCGCCGCGTCAAGCTGCTTCTGCATACCGGCAATGACGCCCTCTAATTCCTTAATTTTTGCCTCAAGGGCCGTAACCTGTTCATTGGCCCCCTGTGCCGCATCGGTAACGCCGTCAAGGGGTGTCTGCGTGGTCTGCCCACTGTTGAGGCTATTAAGTTTCTCTTGCAGTGCCGCTACGGTATCCTGTAAGGATTTAACCTGAGCCTGCAGGCTTGCAATGGTAGCCTCCAAAGCCTGTACCTTACCGTCCGTAGAGCCTACGCTCTTGTCGCTACCGCCGAAGGTTTCCTTCAAGGTCTGGCCGAGTGTTTTAACCTCATTGGAAAGAGACTTGATAGCCGCAAGCAATTCAGCACTGCCAGCTTTGAACCCATCAGCGTTTACCTCAGTATCGACAATGATAGAGCCGTCAGCCTGATCTGCCATGTTATCACCTTCCTTTGTCAGTCGAGTAGCGCGTTAAGCCTATCCTTTGCTGCCTGTTCCTCTGCCGTGAGCTTAGGCTTCAGAACGCAGATGTTTTTGTTTGCACTCCAATACTCCCGCTCCCATTTCTCCAATTTCTTTCCCTTTGCCTTTTTCAGACGCAGGGACAGAACATTAGAAAACACGCCCTCCGAAATCTCCATGTAGTAGCCCATAAAGGTCCACCAATGGATGTAATCAGCGGTGCGTGTTTCAAATCCGGCAACCTTATTGATTGCCGGGAACATAATGCTTTCGTCCTGCTCCCAATCCATGACGCGGGGCGACTTAGGGCCGTCGCTGTCCGTGCCATGGTCTATAAACTGCATAGCTGCCTTGAAAGCGGCCTCATAATCCGCTTCAGGGATGCTATCGAAATCCTCATAGAGGATAAATAAGCAGATATAGATTTTCTCAGAGTTTTCCAACTCTGGATCATTGAAAGCACAGAGGATTTTCAGAATGTCCCGGAAGTCAGAGCGTATGGAGTGTTCAGCGCCATTGACGCTTACGCTCTTCGGGAGTTCTCCAATCATTTCTTGCCGTCCTTATGCTTGCCGGTGCGGTAGCCGTGGGTGTAACGCTCAACACGGGTGTTGACCTTCTTAACCTCACGGTCAAACTGTGCGGAAATGTACTTACCGACAGCGCCCAGCGCGTTTTCACAGTAGAAATGACCGTTGACGGGAGAGAACGGGTGAACCTTGCCGAAGAACGCAGCGGCAAAGTCGCCGCCGAACAGATAGTTGCAGGCGTCGTAAAGGCGCTGTACGGCCTCCTTCAACGCTGCCTGTTCCGCTTCGTCCTTTTCCTCTGCCGTGCCGTCGGGGTTGATGTTGACGTTTTCCAGAGGGGCTACGATATTCTCAAAATCAGCGGCCACCTTGTTATAGCGGTCAATGATGCCAATATCGGTAGGGTTGAAATAGAAAACGCCGATTTCGTCACCGCGTTTGTTGCGGATAGGGACCTCAACGCCGCCGTCGTCAACGACGATGCCGTTAAAATTCAAAATCTTTTCTTCTGCCATGGTGTTTAGCCTCCTAAAATTATAGAATTAGGCGGCCCCGCTCACCGGGGCCGCCGTGGTGTACTTACGCCTCAACGGCGGTTTCGGTGAAGGTCTTAGTCTTGACGTCCCAGTTACCCGCTACGCGCTCACCGGCATTGTAAACGCTGAAGGGGATCTGAACGCCGGAAGTGTCGCCGCCGATGGTGTTGGGGACAACCCACACCTTTTCGCGGTAGGCCCACTCAATAGAGCCGTCAGCGGCCATAAGCACGTCAACCTTAGTGGTAACGCAGTCGTCGCCGGTAAGACGCTCATTCGCAATCTGAGCAAGGCGCTCAAACAGCGGGTCGTCGGAGTAGGCATAGAAGGGATCGACTTCGGACTGGATCTCGTAGCCGTTGTGGCGAACATTCTGTTCACCGAGAATGTTTTTGACGATCTCAACGTCGGGGCTGAGTTCCTCGTTATATTCCTCAAGGTCTTTGCCGAGGCGAATATAGTTGGGACCGCCCTCTGCGCCGAAGCTGGCGTCAATGTAGTGTGCAAGGTACTTACGCTCAATCTTAGACATAGAATGTCACTCCTTATTTATCAAATTCGTTTTCGTACCGCAGGGTTGCGGAAATCAACCAATCCTCAATGCCGTCCTGATAGGCTGCATTGAGGTGGCCGGGGTTTGTGCGGCTGATAGACTTAATAACCCGGTTGCCGGAGGACAACGCGGGGTACTCTGTCAGTTGGTATGTGTCGCCGCCAACGGTGACGGGCTGTTGTTCCAGCCAGCGTCCGAGGGTATCAAGAAATTCCTTGATCTTTAAGCGCTGCGCCTCAGACTTAGGAGCTGCCCGGTAAACGATGTTGAAGGGGTACAAACACACCTGTTTGACGTGGCCTGTAATGTCCTCCTTGTCGGATAACAGAGCTGCGCCGGAGGTAGGGAAAAAGCCAATGCCGGACGTTTCGGACAGCGTGGAAAACAAGATATTCTTGTGGTCAATCCCCGGAAATTCATTCAGGAGCGCCAAAAGCACCTTGCTTACTGCCTCTGATCCGTCAATGTCGATAACGGGTTTCTTCGTATCCATTTTTACCTACCTCCAATTCGTTCTTTAACGCCGTTAATCCAATACTCACCGTTTCGGGCCTTTGCCGTATCAAACCAATGGTCTGTTGCCTCTGGATTTGAATACGTCAACGGTCTATCGGTAAGTACCTTTTTAACGCCTTTTCGCGCCCACGGACTGCCGGTGTCAGGGTCAACCATGACTTTGCCGCCATACTGAAAGCGGGCATACGGTCCGGGGAACACCACTTCGCGCCCTCCGTAGCGAACGTAGGAGCGCTGTTGCATACCACCCGTAAGCCGAGGCATTACGGCTCTGCAATCCTCAAGAACACGATCACCGAGCCACTGTTGGGCGGCTATGTGTTTCTGTTCGTAAGGCTTCAGGTCGATTTCAACACGCAAGCCGCCGTACACATAGGAGATATAGGGAAAGTGGTATGTGTCGGACACGTTACCTACCTCCGATCTCAAAGTGTGGCAGCAAACCGTAAAACGCCGCAGAGGTAATCATATAAATTCCGTCGTGTTCATCATTCAGGGCATGATAAAGGCCGGAATCGTACCCATCATCAGAAATGGGGGCGAGTTCCGGCCATTCACCGTCATAAATGAAATCGCACTCAGGCTTGAACGTGATCCGCTCTGCGGGGTTATCGCACTTTGCGTATTCTTTCGGCCCGGTGTAGCTTTTCGCCTCTGTCGTTGTGGTGATCTGCTTGTCTGCAGAACAGTGGATAATCACATCCACGGTGTCAGCGTTGTTCTTTCCGGCTGTCGTGGAGCTGCTTGATTTGTTCACAATCAAATCAGCGCCTTTGATAACAGACGGATACCACATACCGCTTTTTTCGTGGTAGTTAAATACCGTAACTGTGTTCTGGTACACGCTTCACACCTCCCGCATATAACAGATTGATCCCGTTAGCGTCCGGGATGTTAGCCAGATACTTAACGGCAATACTGTTAATCAGTTGGGCGTGGGCTACAGGGCTTGCAGCAGCCGCCGCATAGGCGGTAGCGGAGCTATTAGCTGAGTAGGAAATAGATTCCCGCCCGGACGAAATAGACGCCACCGCGCCACGGTAGCTGCCGTCAGCGGCTTTCTGTGCCGACGCGGCTCTACGCTGTACGTCGATGTAGAAAAGCGCTTCAGCGACGGCACACACAGCCTTTTTGACCTTTTCGGCGTGAGCCTCAATAGTGGGAAATGCGAAGGTCAGCCTGCCGAAGGTAGGCCCGTCAAGTTCATCACTTGCACGGGACAGCCATTTCGGGGCGTTTTCCTCCGTGAGTACATCACCGAAATAGGATTTCTGGTAATAGTCAAAATCCGCGTATGCCATGGGCGGCCTCCTTACTCAGCAGCGCCGTCCTGCTTGTCGTCGGTCTTACCGGCGGGCTTCTTGCCGCCCTTTTCGGTAACGGCAACGTATCTGTCGGACTTCTGCATCAGGGCAATGGTCGCCTTGTTTTCGGTTCTGACGATATTGCCGGTCTTGACGTTCTTAAACTTCATGTTGGTAATCCTCCTTTATGTTATGGGGCAAAGAGCGCTTATTAAGCGCCCTTTGCAACGGCCTTGAAGATCAGGTCGGGAGTGACCGCATCAGTGCCGTAGTGGTAGAACAGCTCAACGCCGTAAGCGTTGGAGAGAGGAATCTTCTCAGCAACATACTGGTCGGCCATGACGGGCTGTGCAACAGCACCCTTGACCTGAAGCAGAATGTCGCAGCCGTCGGGCAGATGGATGTTGGACGCGGTTTCAACGCCGTGCCAAGTGTAGAACTCTTCGGCGGCGGTGTCCACGTTGGAACGGGTCTGCTTGTCGAGGTTGTTACGGACCTTGCCGTAGAAGGCGCTGGAAAGAGACAGGTGCATCATGGAACGAGGCACACCGTCAACAAAATCATTCTGAGTGTTCTCGCACTCCTGAATGATGGCTTCCAGAATGTCCGCCACGTCGGCGGTCATGTCAACCTCAACCTCAACGGCGACGTTGGCAGCTTCAGCGAAGAAGGCAGTATCCAGCTCTGCGGCCATACGCAGAACGTGGTTGCCAGCGCGGCGGTCAAGCAGACCGTCAACGCCGTACAGGCGGGTATCCTTCTCTTCGATCTCTTCCACGATCTCGCGGTCAGTGTCGATAACGACATTGACGGGCTTTGCCTTGACGGCGCTACCCTTGCCGTTAGTGCGGGCAGTACCGTACTCCTGAGAGGTGGCGTTTACGAAACGCTTTGCCTCAACAGAGCCGGAAGAGGGGTCGCCGGACAGGTCGCCGTTCTTCAGACCGGCGGAAATCAAGGCTTTCTGGACGTTCTCAATGACCCTGCCGTAGAGTTCGGACAGGTATTCCTTACCTTCGTCCTGAGTAAGGATGTTAAGGGCAGTAATACGGGGCATAATCATTCTTCCTTTCGATTATTGGATTTTGGGGTTTTAGAAAATTTTGGGGGGCGTGTATTTGTCGGACTTAGGCGCGGGATCGCCGGTGGGGCCGGTGAACGTGGGCGCTTTGTCCTTGAGCTTTGCGGCCTTTTCGGCCTCTGCCTTTTCCTCAGCAGTCATGTACAGGCTGTTGTCCTTTGCCTTTGCCGCTTTCATAAAGTCGTCAAAGCCAAAGAAAGCGCCGTCCTTCCACGCGCAGCCGCTACCCTCGGCCATGCACTCAGTTTCAAGCTGCTTACGGGCGTAGGGGGACGCAACGCCGTATTCGTCAAACTTGCCCTTGAGCCAATCCCTCTGGTCACGCTGGGTAATCTGTGCGGTGTAACGCTTTTCAGCGTCCTCCGCCTGCTGCTTGTAGGTCTGGACTTCCTGCTGGATCTTTGCGGGGTCAATACCCTCAAAGCTCTTCAGGGTGCTTTCGGCGGTGTCGAGGCGGCCCTTCAAGTCGTCGCGCTCAGTTTCCAGAGCGGTGATAGACTTTTTGTGCTTCTCAATGTCCTTGCCGTGGATGGCAAGCACCTGAGTAGCCTGTTCCTCTGTCAGGCCGATTGCGGTCAATTCTTCGGTTTTCATAGAGTTACCTCCAATCACGATTAGGCTTTTTAGGACGTCGCCGTGTCCTATCGTCCCGGCATTATTAAGTCAGCCGGGTTGACTAATGTTGTACCCCTTGCCGGAGTTGAACCGGCCATACCACAAGGGGCATATAAAAGCAGAGCCGCCACCAACGCATTTCTGCGCGGTGAAGGCTCTGCTAATATTCATTATTGCTTATTCAATTTGCGGGCCGCTGCGGTGGCCTTAGCCGCCTCAGAGCGCGTCCATTTGGCAACGCTCACACGATCAGACAGCCGTTTCAGGTTGTTCTTATCGCAGAAGTCGTTGTATGCTGCGTTCTGCTTTTGGAGCAACCGGGCAGCTTTGCCGTATTCGTCCTGAAGTGTAGCTTTCGCCCCTTCATCCGTACACCCGTCAATAGCTTGTCGCAAGCCCAGCAGTTTGAGCTTTGTTTTGCGTATGCGGGCTTCTGCGGTACGTTGCCGCTGTGAGAGGTCAAAAGCCTTTTTGTTTTCCTCAGCGTCGAAATCCTTAAAGGGGTTGTGGTCAGGATCGCCGGGACCGAAAGAGTGCCGGCAGTTCCAACCGCACAAGCCCTCACCTGTGCCGTAGCCCGTAGCCTCTTCAAACAGAGGATAGCCGGGGGTTTTTCCTGTACGGCTGTACAGCTTACCTTGCCACCAGAAATGATTGCCGGGGTTTTCGCCGCCGTCGCCATATCGAGCGCCGAGGTGAGCGGATACCCGTATAAGGTCCCATTCCCGTTCAATCATACCCTCAATAGCCATGTTGCCGCTTGCCTGTGCAACGCCTGTACGGACGGCACGAAGCACGGCGGTTTCTATGGTGTCAACGTGGCCGGTAGGATATACAACCTTTGTCTGTTCATTGACGATCTCATTTACAGCCTCTTTGACGGCCTGTGTGTATGAGGTCGCGCCGCTCATAACCTTAAAGTGCGTAGTGTCCAAAACCTTGATAAGCCGCTGTTGGCTTGCCTTTGCGGTTGTCCGGGTGAAATTGCGGATTTCACCGTTTGTCCGCTGGTAGGTGTCTGTCAGCAGCCGTATCATGTTTTCAGACTGTGCAAGGCTCTGTTCCGGGAGGCCGTGGGCAACGTAGAAATCATTATCATACGCAAACGCTTTAATGCCCGCATCCTCAAAGATTGCCTGCACCTCTGCGTCCGACAGCTTTGTGAAGCGCATAATGTCGCGCTGTACGGTTTCCAAATGCCCGCCAGCGGATTGATATACCTTCATTTGCCATTCGTCCGTAGAGGTAAGCAAAAGCCGCTCACCGCGCCCAATACGGGCCATGAGGCGGCTAATAAGGTCAGAGGTGATCCACGTATTGAGTTCATCCAAAAGCGGGTACATGGTGTCAACGATTTCAAGGATTTGCTGTGGTGTCAGCATCGGCAAACACCTCCATTACTTACCCGCAAACAACCCGGTTTCCATATTCGCGGCTTCGGCCTCAGCGGTCATAGCCTTAGCTTCTTCCTCACTCATGCCCTCAAACTTGACGAAATACAGCCACTTAGGGACCCAGCCCTGCATAGCGTAAGCCCGCCACGCTGCCTTGTCCTCTTCGTAGTTGTAGGTAATGTCCCCAAAGTTGAAATTGATCTCATATTCACCCAAGGGGGCCATACCGTAGAGGGTTGCAAGAGCGTCAGCACCGTAAAACGCCTGTGTGAGTGCGTCCCTCAGCGCGTCGCGGTCGCTCTTGATAGTCTGAATGGTGTCCCGGTCGTCGGATTCAACCTGAGTTGCGGTAATCATGCCCGTTTGGCCGTCCATGACGAAAACGCCCTCAGAGAAGCCACACTTTACACCCGCCAAAGACAGGTTAAAGTTAATATCCTTGATACGCTGATCCGTCAACAGCGTGGGGACGTGTTCATGGATTGCGGTAGTTTCGCCGTCGCTGATGCCCATGCCCAAGCCCTTAACGAAACGGGGCAGCTCAACGCCCCTGTTGGTGGCGTTCTGCACGATGGTCTGTCCAACAAAGGTCATGTGCTTGCTGTCCTCAACCTCCGTGTTTTTGCGGCTCACGGCAATATCAAGGGCTTTCAGCTCAGGCAGGGCGTTAGCAAATACAGACAGGCCGAGGGGCGAAGAGCTGTCAATGGTATTTGCACCGGGGATACGGTAGTAAGCAAACAGGGGCTTTTCCAGCTTAGAAATACTTACTTCGTCCTCCATGTGCGCCCACGCGGTAACATCCTTCAGCGCAACGGGCTTGCCCAAATTGGCTTTACCGTCGCCGGTGATCTGATTCTTGAAGGCTTTGTTGGTGATCTTGTAGACCTTGCCGCTTTCGTCCGCGCCCTCAAAACGGTGGTATTCAAGGCGGGTATAATGCCCGCTGCCCTCCGAGGTGTGCGAGGCGAAAATAGCGCCTACGATTTCGCCGTTGTCGTCCTTTGCGGTAATACCGAAGTTACCCGGTAGCACAAAATCCCATGTGCTGCCGTTCCACTTGATGATAATACCGCCCATGCGGTCAGCCTCCGCGATACGATCCGGCAAACGCTTTAACAGGTCGTCGGCCAAACCCTGCAGGAAATCGGCTCTTGCAGAGCCGGAAACGGCAATGCCAATATCCAACACCGTTAGCTTTGCCCGGTAGTCGGAAATGTGCTTTGCCATATTGATTGTGTCGATTTCGTCCCCGTCGTTTTTCCACGGGGGCTTGCCGGTGGAAATGTTGTCCCACCGCTGTAATGCGTTGTTCATGTCCGATGAAGAAATGAGTTCAACGCCAAACACCTTGCCTATGTCGGTGTTATTCACAAAAAACATATTGCGAATCCTCCTTAAAAGGCGTGTAAAAAAATTCATTCCATCACCGCCTTAAACTATCCATTTCAGTTCGTTACGCAGGGCAGTACGACAAAAATACCGTATCTGGTCCATGCTGTGGTCGTTCTCTTTGATAACACGATCCTCTTCGGATTCTTCGTCCCATGAGTAGGTTTCAAATTCCTCAAAGGTGCTTCTGCAGCTCTTGTGGAAATACAAACAGCCCGCATTGAGGAATTTTGTAACATCCTGAATACCGTTCAAAACGTCGTTGTCAGCCTTGACTACGAAGTATTTACTGTATTTCTGGATGGTTTCAATCATGGACGCCGCAGAGGGGTCAATGATTATGTACTCTATGGGATATTCCCCGATAAGGTCGCAAAGCATCTTATAATAAGCCTCATTGTCAACGCGGTTATTGCTGCCGCCCTTGTAATAAAGCTCTTTTATCATAATTGCTTTTTGAGCGCCGGGGTCGTAGTCATACAAGCCCGCCGCAAAGGGGTTTACTGTACCGTAGTCCACGGCCACATAGTATCTGTGTCGTGGGTTATATTTGGGAATGGTTTTGACTGTGTGCGTCTCCCGGTTGAACATCGGGTAAACAAGGCCCTCAGCCTTTACCCACAGACCGAGGATATACCGACGATAGAAAACGCCGGTGTACATGGCCTCATATCTGGCCTTGATCCTTTCAGACAGGCTCAGATTGTCGTCCATGGTGAAATGCAGATACAGGATATTGCGCTCACGCGCTTTCTTGATCCACTCCACATAAAACCAATGTCCGGGGTTTTCGGGGTTACAGTTAAACCAGAATTTTGACCCGTCCACGGAACAACGGGCCATAGCCTGCTCCACGAAAGAGCGGGGCATAAGCGCCACTTCGTCAAAAAGAACACCGGCAAGGGTGATACCTTGCACAAGTGTGTAGCTGCTTTCGTCTTTACCGCCGAACAGATAATAGTAGTTCGTGGTATTGCCTGACGTGATAATCAGCTTGTTTTCGCTGCGGCGCTCAGTAATAGTAAAAATACCCTCCAACCATTGCGGCATGAGGGTAACGACGTTGCGGCGCAAACTCTCAATGGTCTTGCCGCATATTGCAAAGTTCTGTCCGTTGAAGCTGCTCATACTCCACAGGATAAAGCCATCAGACATTGAAACGGTCTTACCAGAACGGATTGAGCCGTCGCAGATTATGCCGTCATAGTCTTTGAATTTCGGCCTATTCCACCACGTCAACGTCAGCTTCTGCCGTTTGCTGAAGCTCTGGTAAATCATCCGTATTCATATCCTCCTTTGTGGAATCTTGAATTGCCTGAAGCAGATTATTTTCCTTTACAGGGCCGCCCATGCCAGCCTCACCCGTGATCTCCATATAGAGCTGAATAGCATAGGTGTTTCCGGCTTGCGCGGAACGCATCAACGCATCCGCTACAAGCAGCTTTTGGGTTAGTTCCTCAGTAGGGATACCCAATTTAGCAAGCCTGTTCTTTTTGCGCTTATCGGTAATCGGGAGGCCGGAATACAGCTCAAGAAGGTCAGCCATCATTTGCTTTTCCTTACGCTTTTGCTGTGATGCCTTACCACCGGCGGAGCGGATAGCGTGAGCCTCTTCCTCAGTGCGTTCAGTCAGAGGTATCAGGTGCTTGTCTTGCGGTCTGCTCACGTTTCACACCTCCTATTGGGATATTGACGCCCGTACCTCCTTACGGTTTCGCTTTGATAAATTCGTATGTATAACCATACTTTTTCTGGTTCTTCTTTAACCAACGGTCTGCGGCGTCCGTGTAATCCTTGCCCTGCATACGGGCGCTCTTGACGGCCTTAGCAAAGCCGGTAGCGTTGAATTTATGTGTCTTAACAAACACATAGTCGCCCTCTCTGCCGCTTGCCACAATGCCCTTTTCGGGGCTGAGGGCCGTGCTGAGAAGGTCGCTATCGGAGAAGTTGCCGCCAAACTTGCCGGGGTGATTATGGTACACCATTTCACCCTTGCCGCCGTAAATGCCGACGCTGGTAGCTGTGCCGTGGACGTAACGGGTAACAAACCCGTGTTCATCGACTGCAACACCGCTTTCGTATCCGTCGTTTACGTGAGCGTCACGAAACGCACGGAGGGTATCAGCGGGGGTACGATTGACGCCTAACCGGGTATTCATACGGGCAGGAAGATCCGGCTTGCCGGGGTCGCCTCTGCCGCTGGGCGCGTGTCCGAAAGAAAACGTGGACAAGCCAGATTCACCACCACGGCCACCGTCACGGCGGAAAGTGATACTTGTCCATTCGCTGATCCGCGTTTCGAGGGTCTTACCGTCCAGCTCATAGGACAGGGCTTCGTCCAAATCCTTAAAGCTGATCGTTTCCTCAGTTTCAAGGTTATAGAGCTGTAAGGGGCGGCGGAACAGCACCCAAGAATCTTCCAGAGCGACGCCGTTAAGCTGTCGAAATTCGCGCTTGAAAGTTTCTAACTGCATTGTTTTTTCACCTCTTACTTAGTATTTCGCCCTAAAATGGGCATAAAAATACCGCCAGCGGAAAACCGCCGACGGTAATGTACATATATGAGAATGGGCGCATTGCTGCGCCCGTTGGGTATCGGGATTTGGACCCGAAAAATGCTTTAATAAAGCCGTTTTCCCAGACTTAAACTATACCCGTATGTGATTATACCACAAATTCTTGATTTTTGCAAGTATCCGCTTGTCGTCGTCACTTAGCGGCTCATGCTGGGCCTCTCCATACTCAGAGTGGAGATAGCCGTTGTGGGTGTGCCATTCGTCCGTGCGCTTATCACGTTCAATGACGTGGTTTCGTTTGTTGTCCTTATCAAAGAACACCACGCGCAACAGATCTTTCCCGCCCACCTCAACATAGACACGGCCCGGTGTCTGCGTTTCCATGAGCGTTTCAGAATCGCGGGTATTCTTTGTGACAAACTTAATGTCGCCGCTCTGCAATACCGTGTGATACTGTGAGCCATATTTATTCTTAGGGTTTCCGTTCTTATCGAATGAAAAACCACTTGAAGCGCCTCTACCGCCCACCGCTTGCGCCTCCCTTACAACGGGCCTTTATGCTGTCCTGAAAAGCGGCAACGGGAATAATATTACCGGCGCACTGATCCGGCACAAGGCCGTAAAAGAAAATGCGCTCAGGCTGCAGACGTGCAAGCATTTCATTATAGCCGTCCATAAACAGCTTGCGGCTCTCTTTGTTGAGCTGCGTACCCACAGAGGAAACAGCCACAACGCCGCCCACAGGCTCACCGTCAAAGCACCATGCGAAGCTGTCCCTATCGGCCCAACTGATAGTCGGAATAACGGTGATCCCGTTCTGCTGCCAATAAGCACCGAGCCAGTGTTTGCGGTAGTGGTTATAAATCTGCACGGCGCGGGGAAAGTCGGTGTATGTGGAAAAGTCGGGAGTACACACGGCCTTAAAGTTACTCAGAAGGTCAATGTACGCGTCAGGGTTAGCCCAGCAGCGCGTAAATTGGTAATCGTCAATGAAAAAGTGTACGCCCTTGTTATAGGGGAGCTTGCACGATTTCGCATAGTTAAAGCCTATGAAGCCCTCCACTGTGCAATGCTCAGGTTGAATGGGCGGTATGCCGTATGTACCCGTACCGTCAAATATGCACTTATTCAAATTCTCATAGTTGCGTCCCTGTCGATACACAACGGCATAACGCCTCCTTTTCTCAGTATAAAGCCCCTGACGCGCTGAGGCGTCAGGGGTGGAAGGAAGTGTGGATAGTCACGAAGTCGGCTAAGGCGGAGGCAAACCGAAGCCGCCTCCGTGTGTCCAAAAATCCACGATAATAGTCTAACACAGAAAAAGCAAACTGAGCGAACAAAGCGAACAAGTTTAATCGTTTTTCTGATTTTCCGCCTGCAAATAGCGTTTTACGTTCATTCTCACGCTGTCGCCGGTGTTGTTGCCACCGATGGAGTAGGCCACTTGCCACCAACTAAGCCCGTTAATGAAACGAAGCACCATAATTTGACGCGTCAAGCTGTCGGGTACGCTGGCTATGTACCGCTCAAGGCGGTTTCGCTCAGTCAGGCACAATATCTCTTGTGCATGAATGGTCATAGCACACTCAGAGCGCAACGCCTTTTTGCGGGTAATCAGATCCCGGAGGTCAAGCAGCTCTGCAATCTCACTTTCCAGCTTATTTCCATAGGACGGGTTTTTAGGCATACCGTCATAGCCGGGGGACGAAATAGACCCACAACGCGCCTCAAGGTTTCTGAGCCTATCTTCGTCCCGTTGTATTTCCCACTCTAAATCTGCAAGCCGCTTTTGGTTCAATTCGATTTCACGGTTGAGATTATAGAGCGCGGATAGTTCCTTTATTGTCATGCTGCCTCCTTAGCTCTTTTGATACGTACTTTTAGGGCCTCAAGCAAACTGTCCTGATCGTCAGCCTTTCCGCCCAGCGATTTAATAACATCTTCGTCAGTGCCGCCCTGCACCAACAAATGGTGAATGATAACGGGGTACGGCTGGCCCTGCCGGTGAAGGCGTTTGTTGGTCTGCTGGTACAGCTCCAAACTATCAGTAAGGCCAAACCAAATGATATGATGCCCGCCCTCCTGCAGATTCAGGCCATAGCCGCCGCTTGCAGGCTGGAACAACAGAAGGTCGATGTTACCGGCGTTCCACTGATCTTCCTGCTCTTTGCCCCGGTACACTTCCACACGCAACTGTGTAGCTTTCAACGCACACAACAGCCGGTCCAGATCGTGCTTGAAATTATAACAGATAATGGCGTGTTGCCCGTTGAGCTGTTCCACAGTCTCAAGCAATACCTCCATTTTGCAGTCGTGGACCATAACCACGTTGCCGTCCTCGTCGTAGCAAGCACCGTTGCAGAGCTGCAACAGCTTTTGACGCAGGACAGCGGCGGTCCCGGCGGTGATAACTGTTTCGTCGTCCACCTGAAGCAGGGTGTCCCGCTCCAATCGGTTGTAGGCTCTCTGCGCGGCAGCGTCCAGCACAACGGGAATATCATCATAGATCATTTCGGGCATATCCAAATAGTCCTCTGCCTTCATGCTGATACAAATATCGCTGATCCTGTTGTAGATTTCCTCAGCCGCGCCGGGTTTCGGTGCATAGCTGAAAATGGTCGTGCGGCTGCGCTTGTCCGGCACAAAATAGGCGTCCCTGTATGCCGTAATGGTACGGCCCAGCCGCTTACCACAGTCAAGCAAAAAGAGCTGCGCCCACAGGTCAAGCAGGCTACGGGGGTTGGGTGTACCCGTCAGCTCCACAATACGGCTGATCTTAGAACGTACCAATTTCAGAGCCTTAAAGCGTTTCGCTTGATGGTTTTTGAAGCTGCTGCTTTCGTCAATGACCACCATATCAAACGGCCAATCGTGCTTGTAGTAGTTCACAAGCCATTGCACATTTTCACGGTTAATCATGTAAATGTCGGCGGTCTGGTGCAAGGCGGCTATGCGCTGCGACGCCGTACCGAGGACGAAAGAGAAGCGGAGGGCGTTGAGCTGTTTCCACTTTGCCGCCTCTTTGTTCCATGTGGATTCCGCTACCTTCTTAGGCGCGATAATCAGCACCTTACGAACGCACCAATATTCGTATTTCAGCCTCTTAATTGCCATCAGCGTTATAGAGGTCTTACCTAAGCCCATATCAAGGAAAAGCCCAATAGCCGGATCATTGATAATCCGGCCAATGCAATAATCTTGATAATTATGGGGTATGTAATCCTTCACTCCGTAAAACCTCCTTACACCTATCAATTACCACCTCAATACGCTCCATGCTGTCAATGGTGGCGAAAACCTCAAAGCCCAGTTTCCGTAAAATTCCATGTACGTACTCCTGTCGCTTGCGTTCTTTTTCTCCCGGCTTCTTCATTTCTACGAAAATCAGATTTCCACCGGGCAGCAGGATCATTCTATCTGGTACACCCGAAAAGCCGGGGCTTACAAATTTCAAACATCGTGCGCCGTGGCCGAGTGCTTTTACCCGCTTTCGCAGTTTATCTTCGTAATAGCTTTCAAGCATTTTTGTGCCTCCAAATTCTACCGTTACAGAGAGTTTCCTATAATATACGCGTATATAGGCGCTATGACGTATTTGCGCCCATACACTCTATATTTTCATAGGTTAATAGGAATTTAATGTAACATTGTAACAGAAGCCCGAAAACCGTTGGTACACAAGGATTTTTGGGCGTTACATTGTTTGTAACATCGGTGTAACTCTGTAACGGTGATAGTGTTACAAACCGCTCCCGCATTTGGGGTGTTACATTGCCGTTTGTAACACCTATTTTGCCTTTCTCACAAAGCCGCGTTGCAGGCTGTACGGGCCAAATCTCAGCGGACCGTCATAGCGTTTCCAGCCGTCCATGCTTGCCAGAATAGCATTGATTTCCCGTATGTCGGCGGTCTTTGCGTCCTTAGCGTTGCTGTTGAAAAGCTCACACCAAACCTCAATAGCGGAAATGCGGTCACGCTCCACGGTGTCAACGCTCTGGCCCTCCTGCGTGTGTAACTGTCCCGCCCAATAATCACGCCGTCTGTCAATGCTCCACTTAGCCCAGTCGGCGGGTACTTGCTTTTCAACAAATGCAAGGATCAAGCCTTCACGCACAGAGGCTTCGCGGTGTTCCTCTTGCTTTGCCTTTGCCTCAACCTCAACGTCGCCGGAGAGGTAAAGCACCTCACCCGTCTGCCAGCGGGCTTTTGCCTCAGCCCACACCTGACGGATATAGTCGTCTGTGAGATCCCGCCACACGGTTTTTGTGTGAGGGATTTCGCCAACGTCAACAGGCCAGAAGCGGCGGTTGCCGGTGGTGTCGGAGAGAAATTCCGCCGTGTTGGTAGTCCCGAAGAACACACAGCAGCGGGGCAGCTCTTTGACGTGTCGGCCATAAGCGGCGCGGTAGCGGTCAGCCCGGAGGGACAAAAACTGTTTGATACGGGAAACGTCGGATTTCCTGAAAGCGTCCAGCTCAGATACTTCCACAAGCCAAACGCCCTGCAACAGCTCCGAAGCGTCCTTACCCTCAAAGGTACGGATACTGTCGTTAAACCAACCGAGGCTCATTTTGTCCAGCAGCGTAGACTTACCGATACCCTGTGGGCCTGCGAGGATCAGCATATTATCATACTTGCATCCGGGGGCCATAGCGCGGGCGATTGCGGCGGTAAAGCTCTTGCGGCACACAGCGCGGTTGTAGGCGGTGTCGGCAGCACCGAGGAAATCAATAAACAGCGTGTCCAGTCGGGGCGTACCGTCCCACTGTAAGCCTTTGATATAGTCCTGCACCTCATTGAAAGCGTGGGTGGAGGCGTGAATATCAAGGGCGCTGTCGATGTTGCCCCGGCTTGTGATGCCCCATGAGCGTTCCAGATACCAATACAAGCCGTTGCTATCGGTATCAGACCACAGGCGGCGCTTCGCGTTAGACTGCCACGGCAGAGCGCCCAATACCTCACCGCGTCCGGCAAACTGATTGAGGGCAAACTTGCCCTTCAGCGCGGGATCACCGTCAAGGATAATCAGGATATTGTCGATAGTGCCTTTAACTGCGCCGTTCTGGTTACGCTGCAGGCGTTCGGCCCAGTCAATATCATCATCGGTGGTGGTAGCGCCGGTGATGCCCTCAAAGTCCTTCATGGCCTGTTCGTGCTGCTCTCTATTGAGTGTAGCTACCGTAGCCTTGTCCTGCACCGCCATATCACACATAGCCCGGTAAGACGGCAGCTTCACAACGGGAGTATCCGGCGCGGCGTTGTCGTCCTTATCACCGAAACGATGCAGGCGCACAAGGTCAAAGGCGTTCACCAATCGTCCGCCGCAGGGGTCGGTTGCGTGGTGGCTGAAAAGGAATTTAGCATCATCGTAGATCACCGCGCCGCCGGTGGTAGAGCCGCCGAGGTAGGTGTATCTGTCCTCCATGCCGTCCACAGGGTCATAGATCTTCGGTAAGAAGGCGTCCATAGCGGTAAGCACGTCATAGGTACGGCAGAACGCGCCGACGATACCGGGCTTTTCCAGAGGATCACCCTGTTTCATAGCCAGCTTTTGATAGCTTACGGCGTTGGGGACCTGCGGCCAGCTCATGTAGTCGTGCCAATCGGTGTATGTACTCAGAAGGAAATCCGCAGAGATAAGCGGCGCGTCCTTGCTCTTGAAAACAAACTCACTGTCAGAGCTGCAAG